GCCACAAGAGTTAGAGCTAAAGGTTACAACAGATGGTTGGGATGCAGACTTTGTTGCTGAGATGATTGAAAAATACAGAGGTGTAGATGTATTAGATATAGAAAAAGAACAAGAAGGTCGTAGAAGCAACTTAATCTCTGACTATGGTTACGAAGCAGAAGATTTGATTGAATTAATTTATGGATACCAGCGATTAATCGACCCAGAGGATGGTTCAGAAGGGATTTACTATACTGTGTTCCATAAACAATTCGATGGTAGTAATGATGTGCCAGCATTTGCTATACATGAATTACTAAATGGATATGAAGATTACCCTATTGTAGTTACTAAATTATCAGAGGATTCAAAGAGATTGTATGATACAATGACTACACCAGATTTACTGAGGGGTATACAAAATCAAGTAAAGGTAGAAAGAGATTCAAGAATTGATAGAAACTCTTTATCAACATTGCCTCCTATCATACACCCAGTTGGACAAGCTCCTACTGACTATGGTCCGGGTAGGTATATACCTTATAGAAGAAAAGGAGACTTAGACTTTGCTCCAACACCTCCACCACCTACAGGTTCTGTTGAGATAGAACAAACATTGCAGGCACAAGCAGATAGGTTAGTAGGACTTGATGGAACACCAATCAGTCAACTTAAATTACAGTTCTTAACAAATAAATTTTTAAATCATGCAGCAGATGTTATTAAGTTAGCTTACAAATGCTTCCAAAGATTTGGACCAGATAGTATATTCTTTAGAGTAACTGGTTCTCCTGACCCACAAACATTTGGCAAAGGAAGTGCAGAAGAAGACTTTGATGTAACAATCTCTTATGATGTATTAAATACTGATCCAGAAACACAAGAAAAGAAATTAGCTCAAATACAAGCATTAACTGCATTAGATAGGAATGGTCGTATTAATGTTGATAGTTTGTTAACAGTTATAGCAAACTCAGTAGACCCAGTATTAGCTGACCAAATATTACAACCAGTTGAAACTGCAATGGAACAAGTTACTAAACAAGTAACAGATGACTTAGCTAAGATATTCGCTGGTATTGAAATGCCAGCAAGACCTAATGGAGCGCAGGTAGCTATGCAAGTTATACAACAATATACATCACAGCCCGACATACAACAAAGAGCGCAACAAGATCAAGCTTTTGCAGCAAGACTAGAAAAATATGCTGGACAATATACCTTTATGATGCAACAACAACAAAATGCACAAATTGGTCGAATAGGTACACAACCTGCGGCTATGGGTAATATTGATACACAGAATTTATGACACTAGAAGAAGCAGTACAAGCACTTGAACATCACGAAAGTTTTGGAACTTTTATTTTAAACATACATCAACTTAGAGAAGAATGTATAGCTGAGTTATCAAAAGCAAATTATGAGGACTTACATCAAATAAGTGGTAGGATTCTTGCATACGATCAGATATTACAGCTATCAAACTTTGAAGAACTTCGTAGGAGATTTGGATAGTATGTTATAATAACTTTATCGCAATCGCTTAGGCGCAAAGAAAGTGGATAAATTATGACAGATGAAATTAAAAGGGCTGTCGCAGATGCCCTCAAAGAAAATTCTAGCGGACAAAACATTACTCCAGCTCAATTAGCAGCTAGGAGATTAGGGCAACTTCAACCAGAAGCTCCTCAAGAGGAGGTTACGGAAGAGGTTTCAGAACAAGTAGAGGAAACAGAAGTAGAAGAACCAGTAGCTGAAGCAACTGAAGAGACTCAAGCAGTCGAAGAAGTTGAAGAAGAAACTGAAGAAACTACTGAAGAGACCGAAACTGATGATGTTCTTTCACAGTACAACTTGGACGAAATGTCTGAGGAGGATATAAAAGACCTTGGTAAGCAACTAGGAAGCAAAGCAGTTCTTAGGTTTGGTGAGCTAACTGCTCGCAGAAAACAAGCCGAAGAAAGACTAGCAAAACTAGAAGCTCAATTAAGTGATCAAAAGAGTAATATCTTAAGCGCAAAAAAACCAGTTGAAAACAATCCTTATTCAAGCCTAGAAACTACTGAAGCTTTACAAAAAAAAGCACAGGAGTTAAATGATATTGTATCATGGGCTGAAGATACATTGTTTGAATCAGATGGATATGCTGCTGACGATGTTGTTACAGAGGTAGAAGGTAAAGAAGTAACTAAAGCACAGGTTCGACAAAGTTTATTGCAAGCCAGAAAAGCTAGAGATACATACTTACCAGACCAACTTAATAAAATACAGGCAAAAGAAAATGGTAAACAACTTAAAGAAGCATTTACAAAACAAGCTCAAGACGAGTTATCTTGGCTTAGTGGCGAGGACAATGATATTCGTAAAAGATATGAATCAATGCTAAGTGATAAAAGATTTGTTGATCTTCAAGAAAGTGTAGAACCAGATATTGCAGCACAGTTACCATATATTATAGCTCATGCAGCAAATAGTATCTATGGTAGAAAGTTAGTCAAAGAATCACCCAAAGTATCAATTACACCTCCAAAGACCGGGGCAACAGCTGCTCCAACAACAAGTCGTGCTTCAAAAGGAAAGAAAGCCTTGGCTGATCTGAGCAGTCGTTTTAAAAACTCAGGAACAAGAGATGATTTCATCAAACTTCGTACTAAACAACTCACAAGATAAATAATAAAATAAAATGGCAATTTCAGATACATTCAATCCAGCAGCACCTAGTGCTACAACTGGACAAGGGTCTGCTGTTTCTAATCGTGAGGATTTGACTGATGTCTTAACTATCCTTGCGCCTGAAGAAACTCCAGCTCTTTCGTCTGCCAACAAACAGAAGGCAACTTCTACATTTGTTGAGTGGACTGTTGATTCATTGGCAACCCCATCTACCGCAGGTATAAGTGAGGGCGCTGATGTTACAACCTTTACGGACCAATTTGCATCTCGTGCAAGAATTGGTAACTATATTCAAAAGTTCCGCAGAGACTACTTAGTTTCTGACTTACAAGAAGCAGTTGACTCAGTAGGTCCAGCTAAAGTAGCTCAAGCAGAAGCTAAAGCTATTCGTGAGCTAAAGAGAGATGTTGAAGCAACTATTCTTTCTGACAACAATAGCCAAGCTGAAACAGGTTCAGTTCCTTACAAAATGAAAGGACTTGGAAAATTCCTTGACGGAAGTAATTCAGATATTCCTTCTGCTTACGAAACACCTAGTGCTTCTAGAGATTCAAATGGTAAAAACATTACAGAAAATCAGTTCAACACAATTATTCGCTCAATCTATCGTGCAAATGGTGAAGCTAACAACCTAACACTTATTGCTGACACAAGTCTTCGCAAACAAATTGCTGACTTTGCTCGCTTTGGTGTAACAAGCACAGATTCTTCTACTAATAATGGTGTTCGTTCAGTAAACTATGATGGCAATAGCTCAACTATCAAATTATCTGTTGAAATCTATCAATCAGACTTTGGTATTGTTTCTATCGTTAACATGAATCCAGAAACTAATCCAGATACAGTTACAGGTGCTACCGCAGATCACGAAAGAGGTTATATGATTAACCCTGACTACTATGGTGTTCACGAGTTAATTCCAATGGGTTCTTCTCGTCTACCTAATATGGGTGGTGGAGAAAGAGGTTTTGTTGACTGTGCATTGACACTTGGTGTTTATGCTCCAGCAGCTCATGGTATTATCACATAAATAAAGGAGGAATAATAACATGGCTATAACAATAAGAGAACTAACAGTTAACGAAGCTGGTCGTGGATGGACACATGAGATTTCATTTACTCATGAAGATTTCACAAGCACTTCTGATGCAACAAAAGAAACCAAAGATGTAACAATTACTGGTCGCTTGAAAGATGTAGGTTTATATGTGACCGAATCTTTTGAGGGAGGTAATGTAAGTGATTCAGATATCTCTGTAGGTACTACAAGTGATGATGATTTATTCATTGCAGTAACTGACACATTTGGGGCTACAGTTTCAGCTATCAATAGTGGAACAGGATTAGATACAGAAAAAGAAGTAACTACTTATGATAGTGGTGCTGCTCTTCGTATCGCATTAATCCCCTCTACTGGAGACAATGCTGAAATGACACAAGGCAAAGCAGTCGTAAGACTAAACCTTGTATCAACAGATGTTGCAAGTGTATAACATTTAACTCAATGGGGTGGTAGGCAGTTACCTGCCACCCTTTTTTAACAATTTAATTTTTATAAAAAAATGGCAAAATTACAATCAGGCAATTTAGCAGGAGGAATTACACATACCTTCGAGTTTACATATGAGGATTTACAAAATCCAGGTTTCTTATCAACTAGTGGAGCATTAACAGGTTTAAGTTCAAACCCTACACAAACTTTTGGTGCAAGTAATCAAAAAATTATTGGATACATACCTAGAGGTGGACAATGTCAAATAGCAGGTATTACAACTGTAGAGGCTTCTGCAGGTGCAAGTGACTTACAAATCCATTGTGGTGCAGAGGATATTACAGCAGGTTCTATAGGCTCATTAACAACAAGTACATCAGAGTTATTTACTGATGGTGATC